TGTAGGTGCTGCGGTCACGGGTCGTGGTGCGGATTTGTTTATTATTGATGATCCACACTCGGAACAAGACGCAATGTCCGAGGGCAGATTGGAAGAGGCGTATGAATGGTACACCTCTGGACCACGGCAAAGACTACAACCTGGCGGAAAAATCATAGTTGTGATGACGAGATGGGGTTTGAGAGATTTAACTGGTCGATTAATCAAGGCACAGGGTAGTGATGTGCTCTCAGATCAGTGGGAAGTTGTTGAATTTCCTGCAATTTTGCCATCTGAGAACCCATTATGGCCAGAATTTTGGAAAAAAGACGATTTATTGAAGGTAAAAGCGTCCTTGCCCGTACAAAAATGGGGTGCACAATGGCAACAACAGCCAACTGCGGAAGAGGGGGCGATTGTAAAGAAGGAATGGTGGAAAGTTTGGAAAAAAGAGGACATTCCAGAGGTTGATTACATAATTCAGAGCTACGATACCGCATTTTCTAAGAAAGAAAGTGCGGATTATAGTGCAATTACGACATGGGGCGTGTTTAGAAGCGAAGAAACTGGTGCCGATAACATAATTTTAATGGATGCATCGAGGGGTAGATGGAATTTTCCAGAATTAAAAGAAAAAGCGTTAGAAGAGAACGAATATTGGCAACCAGACATGATGATTGTTGAGGCAAAAGCATCTGGATTGCCATTGACTGATGAATTAAGACGGGCGGGTATACCAATTATGAACTATACACCATCGAAGGGTCGTGATAAGGTAACGAGGATGCACACAGTTGCACCATTATTTGAAGCGGGTATGGTTTGGGCACCCGAAAAGCATTTTGCGGATGAGGTTATTGATGAATGCATGGCCTTTCCAAATGGTGAGCATGACGATTATGTTGACAGTATGACTATGGCTTTGATAAGATTCAGACAAGGTGGGTTTATATCGCTGAATGGCGAGGAAGACGATACGGATTACTACAGACCTAAAAGGGAGTACTACTGATGTCTAAAGATAAAGTAACGAGAATAAGAAAAGATAGAACTGGACAAGCAAAGACAGGACAATTTAAGAATCTTGTCAACGCAGCCAAAGCTGGACAAATCAGTATGGTTGAGGCTCAAAAAGCAATTAGAAAACTAGTGCAAGCAAAAAAAGGTGGTGGTAAAGTTCAGGCTGAATTCAGAATGGGCGGTAAAGTAGACATCAGTAATTTTAAAGGACAGTTCTAATGACTGATTACGAAAAAGAAAAAAAGAAAATTAAAAAGAAAACTGAAAGGTTAGATTTACTTGGTGCAGGTCCTAGTCCTTTGAGGATAATCGGCAGAGCCATTGAGAATAAACGTAGGAAAAAACAAAGACAGAAAGAACTTGATGCTTTACCTATGAAGGTTGATGATTTTAAACAAGATCATCAAGCAAATGTTATAAAGCAAGAGGTAGAAGACTTTGCAAAAAAAGTCAGAAGAGAAGTAGGTATAAAAGAACCTAAGAAAAAAGGCACTATGAAGTTTGATAGTGTTAAGGTAGATTCATCAGAATTTCGTAATGGTGGACAAGTAGACATCAGTAATTTTAAAGGACAGTTTTAATGAGTTATTCAGATGCACAAGCAAAAAAAATTATAAACAACATTGAGTCAAGTTATGATGTTACAAGAGAAGGTGATAAACTCAAAATTATTGATATAGATGGTAAGAGAGTTGGTACAATTAAGGGTGATGTAACTGAAAAAAAAATTAGAACCATTATGGGTATGAACAAAGGTGGTAAAGTTACATCTGAGTTTAGAATGGGTGGTAAAGTAGACATCAGTAATTTTAAAGGACAGTTTTAATGAATGTTTCACGTGAAACATTAAAGAAGAAAAAGCCAAAGGGCAAACTGGTCGTTAATAGATTTTCCAAGATCCTTGCACCAGGAAAAAAACGAACAACGAGAATTACATGAGTGAGTTAGAATTCAAAAAAACGGGCAAAGGCTTAACAATAAAAGATAAAGCAACAGGTAAACCTTTTGGTGCTATTGTTCCTAAAGCCAATGTTGATAAACTAGGCAATAAATTTGAACTAAGAGTGACTGCTGGAGTGCCAAAATCAATAAGAGAAGAATTACATAAAGAAAGAAAAGAAAAAAAACAAATAACAGCAGGACAAGCAAAACTTTCAGAGAGATTTAGTAAAGATAAAAGTAAAGTTAGTAAAGTTCATACAAAGACCATGTCAGATGCAAAAAAAATGGCATTGAAAATTTCAAAAATTGGTGGGGGAGGTGATTTTCCCATCAAAATTGAACAAGGACCAGATTTAGTAAAAGATAAGAAGAAATTTAGTAGCGGTGGAATAGTTAATTTTAAAGGAATATTTTAGGTAGTTATGAGTGAGCAACGCCAACAATTAGCTAATAACTTACTTAATATTCTTCAACAACAGAAGAGTAAGAGCAAGGGTATATCAAATATTAAAACATCCATGACAAAACAAAAGATTGCTAGTATGGAAGATCAAGCAAAGTTAGGCGATTTAGAAATGAGAGCAGATTTAGATCCATACATGTCTTTGACACCTTTGGCAAAACTTGGGTATAAATTATTTGAAGAGGGTAAAGTAAATATTCAAGGCATACCTTTAGATAGGATACAACCTGGTGTAGAAGATAAGGCAAAATACACTGGATCAAGAGGTTTGTTTTTACCTGATGAAGAGAGTATTGATAGTGATTTTGAAAGATCTATTCTTGGTCAGTTAGATAAATATGGTATTGAAAGGCAACCGATACCATCTGGTGGTTTAGCTACTTTTAATTTTATGCGTGATATTTTACCACCAAGAGATACTTTGAATACGTTAAATCATGAACTTGCACATGCTGGTTTTAAATATTTATATGATAATTTAAGCACATTAAGTAAGGATGATGGTAATTTTGTTTTAAGTCAGTTAAGTAAAAATGAACCTGGTATACCTGATCAAATACAAAAAAGAGGCAAAGACATTAGGAATGAAGAGAGAATTATTGATCAGTTTGAATATGAAATAGCAAAAGAAAGACCTGAGACAAAAATTTCAAAAATTGATATTTTTGAACGAGCAAAACTACTTGAGCCTGTTTCTTTGTATGAGGGTGCAACTGAAAAAGAACTAGCTGAATTTTCTAAAGATCTCGTTCCTTCAAATCAAGAGTTTGGCCCAGCTTTTTTTAATGAAAGAGTAGCTGAAAAATTTAATGAAATAGCAGAAAAAGAATTAAGAAAAATGAATGTACCAGAAAAACAAGAACAACTTGGTACGTTAGGAAAAGTAAAAAGATATTTTGAAGGGATATTCTAATGGCAATACCACCTCGTCCCATAGGTCCATTAGTGGACTCAGGCATTGAAGCACCACAAGGTATGAATGTTGATGTACCACAACCAGAAACATTTGAGGGTGGTGCAGAAGTTTTGCAAAGTCCAGATGGCGGTGCAATGATTCAAGCCTTAATGGGCGAAGAAGGTATTGAAGTACAGACTGAGCAATATGATCACAACGCAAACTTAGCAGAAGTGCTTGATGAAAAGATTTTAGAAGAATTATCTTCCGAGCTACGTGGTCAGTATGAGGACGATCTTGAATCTCGAGCCGATTGGAAAGAAGGATATGTCAAAGGATTAGATCTACTTGGCATAAAGTATGAAGAAAGAACTGAGCCTTTTGATGGGGCAAGTGGTGTAACACATCCTTTGATTGCAGAGTCAGTAACCCAGTTCCAAGCACAATCATACAAAGAACTTTTACCATCTGGCGGTCCAGTTAAAATAAATATTATGGGTAATCGAACCTTGGAGCGTGAAGCACAAGCTGCAAGGGTTCGTGAATTTATGAATTATCAAATCACGGAGGTCATGCAAGATTATGATACCGACACTGACCAAATGCTTTTCTATCTCCCATTGGCGGGTTCTACTTTCAAGAAAATCTACTTCGATCCAACTAAGAATACTGCTGTTTCGAAGTTCGTGCCTGCTGAAGATCTTGTCGTTCCGTATCAAGCTTCGGACATTAACACAGTCTCACGGGTCACACATGTACTTAAGATGGATGAGAACGATATTAGAAAAATGCAGGTGGCGGGTATTTACAGAGATGTGGAAATCTCATCATCAGATACCGATCAAGATGTCGTCCAAGATAAAAAAGACGAAATAGAAGGAGCGAGTAAAGGATATTCAGATGAAATATTTTCTGTACTTGAGATGCATACAAATCTAGATCTTGAGGGTTTTGAGGATCTAGGCATGGATGGTCAGCCAACTGGAATCAAGTTACCTTACATTGTAACCTTGGACCAAGGATCTGGAGAGATCTTATCTATTACACGTAACTATGACCAAGGCGATAATCTAAAAAGAAAAAGACAGTATTTTGTACATTACAAGTTCCTACCAGGATTGGGATTCTATGGATTTGGCCTAATTCATATGATTGGCGGTCTTGGTAGGGCAGCAACAAGTATATTAAGACAGTTAATCGATGCTGGAACTTTATCAAACCTACCTGCAGGTTTTAAGGCTAGAGGCATAAGAATCAGAAATGATGATGAGCCACTAGCACCTGGTGAATTCCGTGACATCGATGCACCAGGTGGTGATCTTAGGAATTCTATAGTTCCCCTCCCCTTTAAGGAACCATCTGGTACGCTTTCGAATCTACTTGCTGCTTTGATTGAAGCAGGTAGACGATTCGTATCTATAGCTGATCAAAAGATTGGTGAGACTAGCGGCGATATGCCAGTTGGATCTACAGTTGCAATGTTAGAGCGTGGCATGAAAGTTATGTCTGCTATACACAAAAGATTACATTATGCACAGAAAACAGAGTTTAGATTACTTGCTAGAATTTTCGCAGAAAACTTACCACCACAATATCCATATGAGGTAGCTGGTGGTCAACAACAAGTTTTTGCAGCAGATTTTGATGGAAGGGTAGATGTATTACCAGTATCAGATCCTAATATATTTTCTATGGCACAGAGGGTTGCGTTAGCACAGACACAATTACAAATTGCACAAAGCAATCCAGATATACACAATCTGCCTGCTGCATATAGACGATTATATCAAGCACTTGAAGTCCAGAACATTGATGAAATCTTACCTCCGAAGAAAGAACCAATGCCAATGGATCCGAGTATAGAGAATGCCAGGGCGTTACAGGGTGAGATCGTGGTGGCCTTTCCTCAGCAGAACCACGATCAACATATGGCTAATCACATCCTTTTCATGAAAACCCCGATCGTAGCCACTTCTCCAAACGTCATGGCTATTCTTTATGCACACATTCTTGAACACATTTCACAAAAGGCAACAAATATTGCACAAAGTGAAGCACAACAAGCAGTTCAATTACAATTACTTGCACAACAAGGTGCAATAGATCCTGCAAGCGTACCACCACAAATCACTCCAGAGATTGTTCAAAGTCGTGTTGCAGAACTAGAAGCTCAGTTTACTGCCGATTTCTTACAACAAATGGCACCACCAGAGGGTCAAGAAGATCCATTGGTACAAATAAGAAAACAAGAATTAGCTATCAGAGCAGCAGAGGCAGAAAGATCTGCACAAGTTGACCAACAAAAGTTAGGACTTGAAGCACAAAAACTTCAACAAAGAGCGGCAACAGATGCAGCAAGATTAGAGACGCAAGAAGAAATTGCCGATGAACGTAACCTTGTTAATCGTGAGAGAATACAAACACAG